TCAAGCCGGCGCTGTAGCGAACTCTGTCGCTGTCATTTCACCCAGGTAAGACACACTCAACAATGATGCACCCACCATACCAAGCGCCTTTTGAGCATTGTTGATCGATGCTTGGGTAACCCGTGCTTGAGGCAGCCCCATCGCGACAGAGTTATGCACGGTAACATTGCCAGTCACCTGAAAGAGCGTGAACAGGTAGAAATGGGATTTCATGGGTCATGTACCTCCTTGAATGATGGCACAGTGTAATCATTTGGCGATGGAACGGTTGGATTCCTTTGAGTTACCTATAAACCTCACGCCGGTTTCCCAGCTGCACCACCAGAATCCGTAACGCACCATCTTGGATGTCGCAAATCACCCGAAAATCGCCCACGCGGTAGCGCCACAAATCACCGAGCGGCCCCTTCAGAGCCTTTCCCGTACTGCGCGGGTCATCCCTTCCGGCAACCCGCTCAGCCATAAAATCCAGGATGCGCTTCGCAGCCTGCTTATCCAGCTTGCGCAACTGGGTTTTGGCGGTGACGGTAAAATCAATCGTCCAGGCCAAGTTCCTTCCTTACGTCCGCTGCAGAGTGAACGGTTTCCTGCCCTTTCCGAACTCGCTCAAGAACCTCCGCCGCCAGGTAGTAATCCTCCATGTCGGTCAGGCCGTGATCGATAATTTCACGCAGATAATACGCTTTGGTACGCCCGGTACTGGTCGCCAAAAAATCAAGACGTTGCTCGGTTTCGGGAGTCAGTCGTATGGATGTGGCCATGTCATAGCCTCCTATGTAATACGTGTATTCACAATATCACAAACCCAAACCAAGCCCACTCTCGCGGGCTTTTTGGAGACAGACGGTGAGTGTCAAACGACACATTCAATACGGAAATCGCACTTCATTCATACCCGCCACGTTATCAATAAAAACACCAACAACTCGATATAACCCTCATGGGTAGAACACAGGAAAAAGAGTCGATAGACCAGACGGCATTTGCCGCCCACCCAATAAACTAAGGGTGCGAACATAGCTTGCAAGACCTTTGCTGTATTAAAAAACAGGTGCTAGGCTCATTGCGCTTTGTGCACAAAGCAGGAGCCTTGGCCGGGCTTGCAGGACTGATCTGCGGGTTTGGTGGCCGGGCTGAATGTTGGAGCATTCAGCTTCGGCCGCTCCTTTTCACTTCCTCTCAGAAACCTCCCTGGCATAAGCCTGACATGCCTGCAACGCAATCAGTCCCTGATCGCCGTCGCCGGTAATTCCGATAATTCGTTGAGCATGCGCCGGGTCAAGTGGGGCTCTACCGGCTGCATAAACCACGCCGCCGGCGCCGGTGGCGGCTGGCATTCCACAGCCACCGGCTGTATCCGTGGCTTCGAGAAGGACTGACAACCGCAAGTCAGCAGTAGCAAGACGATCACGCAGGCGCGCTTGTGTGTTCTTGGCATCGGTCCGGGCTCGGTAATGGAATTGATCGCTGGCTGCCAGCCATTGCTCCAGGGCCAATCGCTTGCCTTGTTCGGCCAGGATCAGCGCGGAGTTGGCGTTGGCTATATCTGTGAGAGCTGTTTGGTGGATGGACTCTTGGCGTTCCAGCCGCCGGCCATATGCATTGGCCTGCCATTCCCAGGCAACCCAAGCGCTACTGGCCATCAAGAACAGCAGCAACAACAGCCCGCCGCCCCACTTCACCGCATCAATCTTCACGCCAACACCTTGAGCGCCCGGGTGTACAGCGCCTGACGATCAGTTGCGCCGTTCTGCCCGCCATTGATGCGTTGGGTGATCTGGTAAAGGTCACCGGCATCGGCCAGGGTGTTCAGCCCGTTGGTAGCCCAGAACCAGGCTGCTGACATGCAGGCGTGCTGCGGCTTTTCCAGCAGCTCAGGCTCCGCGACCAGTTCCAGACCCAGCGCTTCGCCACAGGCGCGGTAGTTGCCCTTGCCCGTGATCTGGATCAAACCACGCCCGCGATACTTCCAGCCGTCGCCAGGGGCGGTATTCCCCATGCGGTTGCCGTAGACGATGCTGGCTATCAACTGTGGCTTGCGGGCCACGGAGTTGGCCAAGGCGATATCGAAGCGTTTAGGCCAGGTCAGACGCAATGCTTCGGCACTGTAGTTGAGGTTTTCAGTGACTTTGGCCAGGTGACCAGACTCGTGACCGAGTTGGGCGATAAAGGCCGCAGTGCGCTCTGGACCGATGATTTGGTACTGGTGCATGGCGACGTTAAGCAGGGGTGTAAAAAAGCCGGCAACTGGACCGGCATGGGTGAGTATCTGCACAAGTTGTTGCTGGGTGATAGACATGGGCTCGCCCTGACGAAAAAGCCCGCACAAGGCGGGCTGGGGATGGGATTTGATCTGTTTACAGTTGAATGACTTTCAATGGTGCTTTGGGTTTTTTAGCTCTGCCCTTCCCTTTGGCCTTAGCTTTGCCTTTATTGCCTCCATTGCACTCTACGGTGGTACTCCAGCCACTCTGGGTGAACACCTGTTCGACCGAGTCCACCAGGTACTCGCCATCCAGTCCGGGCTTGAAGCCCTGGGCGTTGATGATGCGTTCTGCAAACAAGTCGGTACGCCCGGGCATCTCCAGGCGTACACCGGCGGTCGAGCGGTTGAACGCTGCCAGGCGGGCCTTGGCTGCCTGTTGGGCGGCAGACTTGTTGGGGTAGATATGACGGTCGGTATGCACGGGGGGAAGGCCGTCCGGGGCATCATCGTTATCCAGCCTGATGATCTCCAGCTTGCCGGTCTTCTTGTCCTGATGTTTGGTGCTGACTGCTTTGTGGGTGCTGCGATCCTCGAGGCGGAATTGCCAGCGGCTGACATCGCTACGGGTCAACGTAAGAGTGCCCAGTGCCTTGCCGCTCGCGCTCTGCCCGCCCTGCCGCTGCATCACCAGCAGTTTGCCGTCAGCCACTTTGGCGGTGCAGTCGTATTGCCTGGCCAGCCGGGTGATAAAGTTAAAGTCTGATTCGCTCAGTTGGTCTGCCCTGGGCACCACGGTGGCTATGGTGCATGCAGGTGCCCAGCCATTACGCGCCGCCAGGTCGTTGACGATAGAGGCCAAACTGACGCCTTCCCAACTGCCACTACGGGTAGTCTTGCCGCTACCGCGCATATCACTGGCCTTACCACGAATCACCAGGGTATCCGGCGGGCCTGACAATTCAACCGCATCCACGGTGTACCGCCCAAGGCGGGTTAAAGCCGCATTGGAGTAACCGAGGAACACTTCAATAATGGCCCCGCGACTAGGCAGTGATACCGCGCTGTCACGATCATCAATGCGCAGCTCGAAGTCGTCCGACTCCATGCCCGGCTTATCCGTGGTGCGTAGCTGTAACAGACGGTCATTGATCAATTCGGTGATATCGGCACCGTCTGCGACGATGCGAAAAGTCGGGGTCATAGATAATGTCCAGACAAAAGAAACCCGCCTGATCGCGGGGTAAATGGGTGAGCGTTACGCATAACGAAATGCGGTTAACCCCATAGCATCACCACTTCATCACTCGGTGGCGGCAAATCCGGCAGGTGTATCAGCAGCCCCGTGCGAAAAGGCTGCTGCTCATCGGCAAGCCCTTGGTTGGCATCGAGCACAGCCTCGACCGTGCCGCTGAGGTGGCCGTAATAGTTCTGACAGATGGTGTCGAGCAGGTCACCACTAGCCGTTCTGCATGTCATCGCCATATCGCACAAACTCCAAGGTAAAGCCCTGTTTACGGGGTATGCCGCCTTGCAGAAACGCGCTCTGCTCTTCTGCAACACTCTTCAGGCACCAGTTGCCCAGCACCTCGCCATAGCCAGTGGTAAGCCCCAATGGCAACAACTGGCTGCCGATACTGCGCAACCTATCCAGCTGCTTGAGCCCACCTTTGAAACCTGGATATATCGAGCCCTTTAGCGTGATTCGTTCCTCACCCATGCCGACCGCTTGTTGAGCTGGGCGACGACTAAGTCGCTCTTGCGAGGCCCAGCGGAATTCACTCGAACGGCTCAGCTCATCAAAGGCAGCAGTGTCCAGGTTGAAGTAATACGGCTTTGAATTTGGCTTGAGCGGTTGAATGATCAGCAAGTGCGGGAAAGGCTTTACAGCTTCGACGGCAGGCGTACCGTCTATGCCCAACGCACCGGTCGGGAGAATATTGGCCAGCGCAGGGCTGGCTTTCCCAGCGATGTTGTTGATTGCAGTTGCTGCCTTGCCCGTTTGCTCTTTCAGGGCACCCAGTCGCTGCTCGATTTGCGAAGCGGCCCGGGCAGCCGAGTTGTAAGTGGACACCACAGCTCGGGCTTTTGATTGGGCTGCACTGATTCCGCGCATCAGCCGCTGAGCCTTCCCAGCGGCTAACGTATCCATAAACGGCAAATCGCCCAGCTCCGACGCCGCGCCAGTCAACTCGCTGATCGCACCATCCACGGGGCCAATCATTCCGGACAACCCCCGGCGTCCGGTTTCACCGGCAGCCGTCAGGTATTTCAACGCCGCCTGCAGCTGCCCCAGATAGGCCATGTTTGCTCCTTACCCGACATGGGGTTCGTCATAGAGTTTTCGATTCGACATCTGTTGGCTGATCTGCTCAACCTGCCGCTGCAGGAAGGGTTGAAGTTCCTGTGCCAGCGCGGCCGGGTCTTTAACGTCACCTTGCACCGTGACGGTTAAGGGGGCCTTGATATCGACTTTCTGCTCAATTTTCGGAGGGTCAACCTTGAGCACGGGTTCGATTTTTGGCGGCATAACCAGGGGGCCGGTGGAGGCTGGGCTCAGCGAACGCACCACATCGCCCATGTTCACGGCACCAGGCAGGCCACGGGTCAAACGCGGATCGAAGGGCGCAGCATTAAGCGCAGGGACTGTCGTTTTTTTATCGGCCCCACCAAACCATGTTTTCCCCAACTTTTCCCCAAGACTCTCGCCTCCCATGCTGCCGAGGATGCCCCCAATCACACCCCCGATGGCAGTGCCCAGCACCGGCACCACGGAACCAATCGCGGCACCCGCAGCAGCCCCGGCCAGCGCCCCGGCCATATTTCCCGCCGCCGCGCCGTAGCCTTCGGCTTTCTCTGTCTGGGTTTCAGCATTCTGGTAAGTGTCGATTGCACGCATGCCACCTTCCAGCAACGACGCCCCAGGTAATAATTTGCGAGCCTTACCCACAAAGCTCATCGTCCGTGCGACACGGCCAACTCTAGGCGTTGGAGGAACCGGTGGAACCGGCGGACGTGAAGGACGTGGACCGGCCCCTCCTCGAGCTGCCCGACGCCTGGCAGTTCGAGTGTTACCACGGTTTCGGCGGCGACTGCGCCCGCCAGAGCTGTCGGCACCGCCTCCCATAGCCGCTGCGTTTACGACAAACACCTTTTGCGTCCCAGAGTCCTCGCCACCACCTTCATCATTTTTGGCATCGCGGAACACATCGAGTACCTTGAGCCCGGTATCTATGGGGTCAAAGCCTTTACTGTCACTGCCGTCAGCTTCGTCGCCGTCTTTTTTGCCGCCGAGGGCCTTTAAGCCAACTTCAACCAGCGACAGGGCTTTTGAACCTTTGCTGTCAGACTGACCGCTATTGTCATCCGAGTTGGTCACGAAGACATTTTGAACGCCTTTGCCCTTACCGGCACGGCCCCCCATCGCGCCACGGGCCAAGTTAACCAGGCCTTTGCCGATCTTGAACGAATCCAGCAAACCTTTGAGAGTCAGAGCCCCGCCCGCAAGCAAGGTCAGCCCCATCGTCAGCCCGGGTGCTTTATCGCTCAACCCGGAAATACCCTTGGCCACCGTGGTCAACCCTTCAGCAGCTGCGTCAGTCACCGGGCGCAGCGCGTCACCGATAGAACGCATGGCGTCGTCCATAGACTGTGCCATCTCAGCCCATTTTTGCGATGACGATTCGCGGCGCTCGCTCAAGTTCTTGTCGAGAATGCCTTTGGCATCCCGCGAATCGTTCTTGAGCTGGCCGTACAGGTCCTTGTTCTGCATATATGCCGTGAGCGCGGCCTTGACCTGCATATCGGCAAAGATGTCACCGGTACGCAAAGCCTTCTCCAGCGAGGCCATCATGGCCTTGGCTTTCTCTGGATCAGCCTCAGTGCTGATTTGTGCCGTGGCTTCGGCCATTTTTGCGGCCCGTTTGGGATCGGTCTGCTCGATGTACTTTTTGGCCAGGGCCATGCTCGATTCAAGGGTCGACATCCCCTCTTTCAAGCCGGTGCGCATCGAGCCTTCGTAGTCAATACCGACCTTGGCGTAGGCATCTACGGTCTGCGAAGAACCAATCTTATCCATCCAGTTCTTCATGTTGTTGGCCGCTTCGTCGGCACCGCCGGCGGTCTTCATTTGCACCTGCAGCATGGCACCCAGCTGGGTTACAGCGTCCATGCCGGTAATACCTAACTTGCCCATGTTGGCCAGCAATTCAGGAAACCAGCGCGCCATGTCACTGGATTCAAAGCTGCCCGCCTGCCCTTGAAACGCAATGGCCTCCAGGGCCTGCTGCATTTGCTTGGCGTCGGTGATCTTGGCGTTTTGCCCCAGGGCATTGATCATCTTCGCCGTCTCGGCGCTGCCCGAGCCCTGCCCCACCACAAACTTGGCCGCAACCGGCGCATATTCCAGCGCCTTGGACAACTCCATACCGGCCCCCACCAGCTCGTTGACCACATAGGCCACCTCGTTGCGAGCCAATCCGGTGTCACGGGAGGTTTGGATAATCTCACGCGACATCTGTTTTTCTTCAGGGGCGTTTGCAACGCCCGCCTTGATCGCAATGTCACGAATGATCGCGCCATAGTCAGCGCTGACTTTGGTTGGAACGGCCATTGCCGCGACGCCGACCGCCGCTTTGCCGATAGTACTTTTCAGGCCAGAGCGACCATCACTGATTTGTTGATGTCCTTTGGCTTTAAGATCAGCGCTGTTCGCTGTACGGCCAAGTGCCTGATAAGCCTTATCGAGCCGCCCGACCTCAATCCCTTGCTTGCGCAAACTGTCGAGGTTTGAATTAAGTTTACCCAGCAACTTAGATGCGCCTGCGGCACCCGTGTCATGGGCCTTCTTCCATTCATCACGCAAACGGATGGTGTCGCCAATGGTGCGCTGTAACACCCTGGCCTTGGCCCCGGTGGCTTCCAGCTTTTTGATCCGGCCCTCAACATTCTTAAAGGCCGCGCCCACAGTCGAGCTGACCGCCCCGCCAATAACGAGGCCGAGCGAGAGTTTATTCGCCATGTGATCGCCCTACCTGATGGGTGTGGATGGGTGGCTCAGTCCGTGAGCCACCAGACCATTTCCGAGAACGACATCCCCAATATCTCGGCGGCAGAAAAACTCGTTTCCGCCGCCAAACGCTTGGCCAATTGCTTCAGGGTCGCGGGATTACAGTTCACTGTCCTCGACCAAACGAAAATAGCCTTCTTGGACGCGGTTGTAGTCAACGACCTTAAGCCGCTCAAGATCGCTGGTACCGACTTCAGTCAGGCTGGAGAACAACTGCAATTCGCGCTTTTCAGCATCGCCGCCCGATGCAGCACCTGCTGCTCGAACGTCACGCACGGTCGGAGCACGCAAGGTCAGCTTGTCGATTTTGACAGTGTTCAGTTCGGTCGGATAACGCAGGGTTACGATGACACCTTCGTCGGTCAGATTCAGCCAGCTCGGTACTTTGTTTTTAATGTCAGTGGTCATGCGGTAACTCCTTAAAGGCCCAGGGCGTTGCGTTCGTCTGCCAGTTGGTCGACGCCATCAATCACGCGCACACAATTGACCATGTCGATTTCGTACATCACGCTGCCGCCGACTTCCAGCTTGTAGTAATGGACTGCCAAGGCATGTTTGATCTCGGCCTTGTCACCTGGCTTCCAGTCGCCCATGTCGACTTCCTTGAGCATGCCGCGCAGTGTCGCTATCACTGCGATGGTCTCGTTCTTTTGCGCCTTGAACGAACCGCGAAACACGGCATTGCAAGCGGTCTGGTCTGACAAACCGAAAAACTTCAGTGACTCGCGGCGCACGCCAGTGGTGGTGAAGCTGGCTTCCATTTTCTCCAGGCCCATGTCCATTTCAATTTCACCGGCCATGCCGCCGCCGCGATGGCCTTCGGTTTTAACCGTCAGTTTGGGCAGGGTCAGCGATGGCACGTCGCCGGAAAAGCTGACCCCGTCCACGAACAGGTTGGTATTGCTGAGCAGTTGCGGAATCATTGAGCAGCCTCCTTAGGCGGTGGTTTCCAGGACTTCGATCAACCATTGGTTGGTGACCTCGACCAAGAAGTTGGGGTTTTCGGCAGGTGGAACATCAGTGAATCGAATGACCCAATACACCTTGCCCTCCTCCAATTGGCTAGCCGTAGTCCGTTCCAAGTCAGGGAACACTTCAAAGTTGATCACCGCCCCCTGATTTTTAAGGTCGCGCATAAACGCCTGCAGGCCATCCGTCACGTCCTTGACATAGGTCTTGGTGATCGAGCGGTCGACCGCCCATTTATGCCCCGCCAGAATCGCGTCCATCACGATGTCGAGGGTGCGCACCCGGGTGACGAATGACCATTTGGGGTCACTCGACAGCGTGCGATTGCCCCATAGCCGGTAGCCGCCATCACGGATGATGGTGGCGATATTGGCATTGTTGAGCAGGTTGGCGCGGCAGGTTTCATCGCCGTCCAAAAACTCAATCGGGCGAGTGGTGCCAGTGATGCCCACCACCTCCTTGTTCGACGGCGAAGCCCAAAAGCCGTACTCGCTGTCTGTCCAGGCGAACAAGCCAGCAGTAGACGCCGAGGCAGGAGCGTCAACCGTTTTGCTGAGAGTGGTGTCCCAGAGCTGCACGCCCGGATCGACCATATAGATGCGCTTGCTGCCGAACTCCTGCGCATAGGCAAGCACAGCTTCATCAGTGGTGTTCGGACCATCCACGATGGCAAGGCCGCGCAGCTTGCCACCCAATGCGACCATGGCAGTGGCCACCGCTTGGGTGGCTGAATGCTTCGGTGCAATCAACAGACGCGGCTGGGCATTGAAGCGGCTTTTACCGTCGAGCAGCGCTTGCAGGCCGGTACGCTGGCCCGAGGCCAAAACGCCGCCGATGATGGCTGAGGTTTGCTGCGCGGCATCGTCCAGTTCGGCCACACCGCAGGCGACGATCACGGCTTTGGAGCGTACGAACACCGCCTTGGCCGCTCGGGTTATAGCTGAGTCGGCGCCGAATGCGGCCACCGCTTCGCGCTCAGTGGTCAGCAGCACCAGTTCATTGGGTTGTGCGGTCGCGGTCTCGCCGGGGGTAAAGGTATCGACCAGCCCGATAATCGAGGTGGATGGCAGCGCAATGGTGCGGGCGCCGGTATCTACCAGCGTGACGGTAACGCCGTGAAAACGGCTTGTGGTGCTCATAAAGTCACTCTCCAGATGCAACAAAGCCCCGCTGGGCGAGGCTTGTGTGGGTAGTACAAGGAATGGTGGAATGTGTTACCGGATTTTCTGGTCAATCCAGGCCGGGCACTTAGGCCGCGCATCTTCGGCCGGGAAGCCCTTCGCAGTCGGCCAGTCCCGCAAAGCCTGCACATAGTCCAGCAACTGCGCGGACTGTTTTACCGTCAGCGTGGTAGACCGACCTGAGTCCACTTCATCGCGGTGCCTTTCCCGCAGCCATTTGACCCGCTCGATTTCAGCGTCGCGCCAGTCCCTTTCTGTGAGAGCGGGATCAAGTGCAAATACGGGTTCGGGAGTGCCGCCGTCCTTAATCCACTGTTCGTATTCCGCCCAGAATCGGTGGCCACGAGGCACAGTCGCGCCGTTATCCAATCGAAGAACAGTGTCCGGGTTTGCAGTCAGTCGATAGCTCATGACGGCTCCTTAAAGCTCAGCATCTGCAGTGGCATGGATGTAATAAGTTTGGGGGGGTATCCCAATATCACTGTTATCAACTGATGCCTGTCGTGTGCCAATAATCAATGCTCGGGCGTTTTCACTTGAATTCATATTGCTCCCCGAGCGCCACTGACCGTCCGGACCGCCGGGCATGGCGCTATACAGTCGAATGCTCGGGATTGTCCGCTTTTCTACCTTGAACGCCCAATGCCCCACAGGCTGACTGGCTGAACTCACTTGCCCTGCGTACACAATACAAATCAAGGCGCCCGTTACATCAATGCCATTCACCGGCTCAATATTTTGCGAGAAGGTTTTTTCAAAATACCGCTGGCACAACATCAACTCTTGAGCCAGTGGGCGCTGTTCAAAAGCAGTCGCAAACTTGCCGATTTCGACTTGGACAGACGCCAAGTCCAGGTCGTATACGCCTTCTCCCAGGCTGCCAAAAACCAACTCATGATAGTCACCGGCCGGGGCTTTTGGCTTGCCTGTAATAGGGGGAATATCCAGTGAAACAATGTACTTCTTGAACTTAGTAGTTACGGATATTTCTGTGCCCACGCCTGGGTCTGTCTGCGTGCTGTCGAGACCAAAGTTTTGCCGCATGATTACGCCGCAGGTGTGGTTTATTGAGGCGCGCATGTAGAAAGAAACAATAACTCGCTGGCCCGCACCGACTTCAACCCCTTCGATTCTCTGGCAGATGTTCAGCCCGACGCTACTGCCTGTACGCGAAACCCTTAAACCATAGCGGCACTCATTGAGCCCAGCACCTGGCTCAAAGGCGAGCTGACCCCATGTAGCCGATGAGTAAGCAGGTAAGTAAACCAGCCAACGGTCGGGGCCATACTGCGATTGTGCAGGCCCTGACAAGTCACCAACCTGACCTGTTGTGCCGCGTTGCCAGATATCAAAGTTGCCATTGATCAGACGGTTTTTTTGAAAGTGTTGATTGCTTATGGCTTCGTCGACGTATTCGCGTGTCGCCGTCACCACGCTCGGATCAATCATAAGCGTGACATTGGCCGCGCTGGACACAATGAAGTTCATGCGAACGACCTGGGTGCGCCCCGAGCCTTGCGACATGATGGGTTTGAAGCTCGGCGGGCAGTTGGCCACCGCCACCAGATCGCCGTCCGCATCGTAAAGTCCGATTTCACGAACCCACCATCCGCCTTCATCGGCCGGGATGATCTGTTCGGCAATCAGGACATTGGGGTTGACCGGGTCGATCTTGAGTTGGTTTAGCGGTGCCCGCCGGCGCTCGTTGATCAAGCTGGTTTGAGCCTGATCCGGTATCGGGTCGGTGCCATTGGCATCGCCTACGGCCAGGTCAGTGAGTTTCCAGGGGATGCCGAGGGCATCCGCGCTGGCCTGCTTGGCGGCGCCAATGGCGGTGAGCACCGCGAAAAATTGAGAGTCGGTATCAATCATGGGTAGATGTCCAAGGTATCAAGGGTGTGTTCCCGGCCAGCAGCACCCAGGATGCCGGTGACCACAATGTCTCCGGCGGCTTTGGGGTAAACCTGCAGCGTGTCTATCGAGTGTTCTCGGCCTGCGGCGCCAATCTGGCCAATGACCTCAATATCGAGCAGCGCCGGGGGGTATACGTCGATTACGTCGCCATCGGTGACGCAGGCGAACACGTTCAGCGCTCCGGAGGTTTCAAGGACGAGTTCCAACCCGGTCAAATGCCGGGTGACTGGTTTGGCATCATCAATCAACCAGATCAGTTCCTGATACGTCTCTTCGCTGATGCCGCCGTCCTGCAGTCCGATCTTGAGTGCGAAGGTGCCGGGTACTCCTTCGGGAACGGTCTTGAACCACTCGACCACTTCAATCAAGTAGCCCAAAGGCTCAACCACTCGGCGCAGGGCACCAATGGTGCCTTTGTGCTTGTGTATGTAAAACGTGGACTTGATCGCGGCTCGCTTGGCGCTTTCTGACCATTTGTCATCCCAACGATCCATCGACCAGGCCCACGCCAACTGAGGCAGCAATGGCACGGGACACGTTGTCGGGTTATACAAAGTGCGCAATGGCACCAGGGTGACTTCGTGGATCGCTGCCTCAATGGCGCGCTCCAGCTGCGTACTGTTAAGCGGCAAGATACTTTGCATATCAGCCCCTCAATGTGATGGTGTAGCCCGTACAGAATGCGGCCTGGGCTTTGCTCGGTTCAATGTCCTGCCAGCCGATCAGCTCCACACACGACACGCCAGTGATATGCAGTTGGGCATCAATGGCCGAACGCGCCACTTCGAGCCCGAGACGCCGTCGCGGATTGACCCATAGCTCCATGCGTCGATGGCATTCAGCCAGAATTGCTTCACTTTCTGATCCGGTGCCGACCAGGTGCAATACCGCATCAATTCGATATTCGATCACCTCGGCGCTTTGCACCGTCAGGCGGTCGGCCACCGGACGGACATCATCGTCACTGAGGGTGGAAAACACCGTATCCAGTAACGCCTGATCCGCTTCACCATGACCTTCAAGGCTCAGCACTGTAACCACCACCACAGCCGGAGAAGGGCTCTCTGCTGTGGCATCGGCCACCAATGCGGAGGCATTGCGCGCATGCAGGATGTAACTATTACGCGGCCCTGCCGTGGTCAAGCCCTCATAGGCCAGCTGGATGCGCTCGCGTAAGGCATCGTCCAGTTCCATGACCCGTGTAACGGGAGGGATCGCTTGTTGGTCAGCCTCCTGGATAACTAGCCGCTGCAAGTTGACGTTGGCGGCCAGCTGGTCGAGGTCGGTCTTTTGCGCATAGGGCAACATCAGGGCTTTTGCGCCATCGTTGACCCGGGCACGGTTTTGCAACCGTCGATAAACCCCAAGCTCCAGCAGCTTGACCACCGGATCGCTCTCCAGCGTTGCGTTCCAGTTGTCGCCCATATAGGCACGAAACACGCTCAGCTCTTCCTGATACACCTCTTCAAAGTCCAGCGGCTCCAGCACTTCCGGAGCAGGTAGTGCAGACAGATCCACAGTGCTCATGCGCTGACCTCCATCTCTACACTGTCGCCCAGGTACACGCCCTTAAGCGCAAAGCTGATGACACCGTTGAGTACCGCCGTGACCCGCACGGCCTGAAGTTTTAAGCGCGGCTCCCACAAGTTCAGTGCGTGGGCGACTTCGGCCTGTACCGCACTTTTCCACCCCGCCGTCACCGGCATGTCGACAAACCGGCGCAGTTGGCAGCCATAGGCCGGAAGCATGCGCCGACTGCCCACCGGAGTGGTCAGAATGTCGCTGATGGATTGGCGCAGATGCTCGACGCCGGAGAGGGCCGCGCCGGTGGTGCGATCCATTCCGATCATCAGGGTTACTCCGCGAGGGGCTCAAAGTCCGGGTGGTCGGTGAGGTATTGCACTTGCTCATCGTCCACAGCGCTGACTCGGCCTTTGGCAACGGGCAGGGTCGCGCCACTGGGTAGAATCAGGGTTCGTGAGGTGTAGACCTTGTCCCGAAAGATGCGTACCTGTGCGGTTTCTTGCAGAACCGGGGTAACTGGCTCGGTAGCTTTATCGACAGATGTTTTGCTCATGCTTTTTCTCCAGAAATTGAAAAACCCCGCCGAGGTGAGGTGCAGTGTTGGCTATTTTTCAAGATGGCGGTGCGGTTGCTTCAGGGCCAGGCATTACGCCCAAGTGGGTATGAGTTGAACCGATATTGACCCCGTTATGCGTCAAGATCGAACCGTTGATTTCCACATCGCCATTCAGGGTGATTTTCCCGGTTAGCGTGATGGTCTCAGCCTTTGCGGTGATAGCGTTGTCGGTCACCACCGCCGAGCTGCCACCCACCGCAATGTTGACTGTGCCGCTGGGCAAGGTGATGGTGTAGCTTTTGGCCAACCAGTCGTAGACCAGCGAGCCGCCATCATCAAACCGCCACACTTCAACGTGGTCGCGGTTGTCCGGCGGTGCCCCTGCGTCGCCGTACAGGCCCGGCACAAAGGTGCCCATACCTGCCTGACCGCTTGGGCTAAGCAACGAACCCTGTTCACCCATACTGGGTGCCCGCCAGTGCCGCGCCTTGCCCGCCGCTACGCTGTGCCAGCGCACCCAGGCGCTGGTCCAGTCGCCCGTTGAAACGCGACACACCGGCGGCGATGCTGCCAGATCAAGAGCCACCACATAACAAGGCAGCAACATGGCCGCGATCATGCGGTCGTGCTCGGCACTGGCGTAACTCATGGCAGATCCTCGGGCGCGATGTAGTCATCCCCATTGACGCTAACCATCAGTGTGCCCGGCGGTTGATCAGGCCACGGCCATTCCTTCTCACCGAGGTACACAACCTGCGTCCACTCGACCAGCCACACGATGTAGCCGTCCAGTTCCGGGCGGGTCCAGTCCTGGGTAGAGCGCTGAAACTCGGCCTGCTCCACCTCAAGGCCCCACGTCTGTGCACGCAACAGCACTGCCAGTTGCGTGGCCAAATGCACGGCTTGCTGGTAATGCTCATCGCGGATCACATCAACAATCACCCGCGCTTCGAAGGTGATGGTCAAAGTCGTTTCGCCAGTGCCTATCTCGGTAGCTGGCTCGATCTCGGCTATATCAAGAAACACGGCTGGCAGCGGGATATGCCCTTCGATGGCAGGCCAAAAACTGACCTTTTCCAAAACTGGCATATGCTGCTTAATCTGCTGCTCAACGGCTTGATAAAGCAGCTCGAGGCTAAACGGTTGCTCACACACGGCCCGTCCTCTTCAAGTATTTTTGCAGTTCAAAGTTCATTTCTTGCTTGAGAATCTGCATCAAACGCTCGTTGGCCTTACGGCTCCATGCCTCAAAGTGTGGCCGGACCGCTTCCAGTGAAATCTTGGCCTTGGCCAGCGGATAGCGATCCGTGTTTTCTGCAATCCAGCCTGAGCTTGGCCCTTTGCGCGACGTAATCTCGCTGTCCGGGTAGTCCGCTTTATCAAAGTGCTTGCTCGCGGTGCGTATCCAGATATCCGCCTGATTGCCGTACACCTTTTTGTAGAAGGCACCGCGATAGCGCCGACCGGCCACTGACACACCTCCTTTGTTTTGTCGTGCCCGACCTGCCCGGCTGGCTTCCAGCGGGTTGATGCCAAACCAGAGCTTGCCGCGCATAGCCCCGCCATCGACCGGGTAACTGCGCAAACGCTGCCGCACTGCCCTGACCGCAATTTTTTCCTGCCGCCCTACGGCACGGGCAATGTGAGTCCGCAGCCAGCCCAGGGTTTTGTTGATGGCCCGACGCTGGGCTTTGGCTGCGGCCTTGGGCACTGCATTGGCGAAGTCCGCAAAGGCTTTCAGATCCTCGGTTGAAGACTGAATATGCAGCATTCCGCTGTTTTTCTTGACCTCGCTGAAGCTGCCAATGCTCATGGCCGCGCCCTCAAGATCAACGCCACCAACCCGTCGCCGCTGGGTTGCAGTTGCAGAAGGTCATAATCCCCACCGCCATCCATAGTCGGCAGGTCGATGGTGACGCGCAGGCCTTTGCTCAGCCCGTCAGAGTCTTCGACCCGCACAATAAAGTGCGGCTCACGAATGGCCGTATCCAGGCGCCCCACTTGGGGCTGCTTCCACGGCGCCGAGAACATGCCCTGCACCGGCTCTTCGCGCCCTTCAAAATGCCCGGTGTCACCCAACACATCGAAGATCACACTGTCGATATCGGCCACCAGATCGCGGATACCCACGGTTACAGCTCCAGCAGGATCTGTGCGCGTGGCCGGGTGCATATATGCAGCGGGTTGGACTGGGCTTCACCGGCCATGCCCTTGTTGAACGGCATCGGCTCGATCTTGCTGTAGTACGGAATGCCCTGGGTGTTGACCGTTTCCATGTAGTCGGCCGGGGCAAAGGCCGAAATGTAAAGGTCGGGCACGCCTTCGGGGACCAGCAGGGCTTTGTCGTCATGGACAAATGCAGTACTGCCGACCTTGCCGCGATAGCGTTCCCAAACAATACCGCCGAACTCGAAGCTCTCACGGGCATCACCGCGCAATGCGGCCGCTTGTTGCGAGTTGAGGTAAGTTTCCTTGATAGCCTTATGGCCGAGCAACTTGTTCCAGAAGTTCTTGCCACAGAACCCACGGGAGCCTGTCGTGGTGGTGCTGCCGAGTGCCTCTTCTTGCATGTCCAGCGCTTCGCCACATTTGACGCGGATGTCGGTGTCGGGATTGGCAAGGCCCATCGACAATTTCTGTTGCTTGACGCCAAAGCGGTCGTAGAGGTTAAGCAGTACGGTTTTGCCGTCAGCATCGAGAATCTGCCCGTTCAACGCCCCCATGCGCTGGAATTCGTGAGTCACGTCCAACTGACGGCGGGCCTTGAGCAAGCGCGCATTGACCACATCCTGCACCGCCTGCAATTCGCTGCGAGTACCAAAAGCCCGGATGCCCTGAATCTCATCGGCCTTGATGGTGAAGCGTTCCGGCAGATGTACGGTATTGAACGGGATCAACACGCGTTTGCTGGCACCCACGACCAGACCCGAAGTACCGCGCTCACCGGCCGGTACCAGTGCCAGGGTGTCGCCGTCCTTTTCGATCTGCACGGTCAGGGTGGTGATGCCTTCCTCCTGAAACAGACCGAGGCTGCTCAGGCGCCCGGGCAGGTATTGCTGTTCGTTGATGGCAGCGGTCAGCGACGAAACAGAAAACGCTTCGTCGTCAAAGATGGCGATATCGGCCATTGGGGATTCTCCAGAATGTAAAAACCCCGCTCGATGGCGGGGTGCGATAAAGGGGCGGCCGGCTTAGCGCACGATCACAAAACGTTCGGCCAGGGATTTTTCACCCTCGGGATCAAGCCCGGTCAGATGCGCTTCGCTGACTTCGGCCAGGCGCACCACTGCGCGTCCACGGCGCACGATGTCGGATTCGCCCAACGGCCCGTAGAGGATGGCAACGGCGGTCTGGCTGCCGTCTTCGGCAGTCGGCACATAGGGGACGAACTCACCCGAGGCGGTAACCAGCCCAAGGATTTGGCCGGGATTCAGAGCTTCGCCGGCAGCGACGTTAATGGCTTCGCGGGAGATATTGCCCGCGCCTTCCGAGAGCAGGAATTCACCCGCGTGCATCGGCTCTTGTTTGATGGTCATGCTTTTACCCCTGTCTGAGCGGCGCGACGGGCCGCGTAAATGGCGTTGGTGTCAGGCTGTTTGGCCTGGGTTTTCGGCGCCGGGTCATCGCTGATCGGCAGGCTGTTATCGATTTCAAAGCCGCCGCCTTTGACCAGCTTCTCGAAAAGCCGAGCGCGCACCGCTTCAGCGCTCAGCCCGGCGGCGACAAACTCCTGGGTGAACTCCGGCAAGCGCGCCGCGACGCACAGATCGCGCACAGCCTTGGCGTTGGTGAGTGCGGCGTTAACAGTGGGTTCATCGGCCAATTCGGTGGTACTGATCAGCGACTCGATCAGGTTGCTGATCCCGGCCGCGTTGCAGCTTTGAGTGATCAGCAAGGCCAGCTTGGCCGAGTCGACAACGGGCGGGTTTGCGGAGTCAGGCAGAATCGGCTCCGGGGTTGGCTCGGGATCGATCTGTTCTTCCAATTGGGCCAGGAATTCCGGCGGCACATGCTGGAAGCGCTGTAACACACCGCCCTGCCCCAGACAAGCCTTGACCTTGACCCCGTCTCCGACCTCATCGGCCAAGCCCAGATCAACCGCTTCATTGGCGGTGAGCCAGGTTTCAGCGTCGACCATGCGCCGCAGCTCGACCTCATCAATGTCCGGTGCCTTGGCCTTGTAGGCCGCGATAATCGCTTCCACGGTTTGATCCAGCACATCCGCCACTTTGCGGAAGTCTTCAGCATCGCCCGCTGCGTAGGTCCAGGGGTTGTGGATCATCAACATGGCGTTGGCCGCGATCACAACATGATGTGCACCGCAGACCGCGACACTGGCAGCACTGGCAGCCAGTGCATCCACACGACCAGTGCAACGTTCACCCAGACGCGACAAGGCGTTATGGATGGCCAGGCCGTCGAACAGGTCACCGCCGATGCTGTTGAACGCGACAATCACTTCAGACTTACCGTCATCCAGGGCAAGCAAATCTTTAATAAACTGATTTGCGGTGATGCCCCAGCCGCCAATCTCACCGTAAACAAAGACCTCGATGGCATCCTCTTCAGCCTTGACGCTGGAGTGGAACGAATACCAGCTTTTGTCCGCGACCTTCACCCGCTTTCCGGCCTTGTTGTAAATAATCGGCTGCGTTGCTTTGCTCATGGTTTCTCCTTGTCGACCGGCTCTTCTGGCAGCTCGACGAGCGTTTTGTAGTTGAGGCCCAGGTCACGGGCACGGGCCTGATCGGCAGCATTTTCAGCGTCGACGGTTTCAGCGTCATAGCCCGACCGCAGGACCATTTCGCTACGGGAGTTAAAGCCCGCGTTGACCTCCATCATTCGCGCCTGAATGTCCTGCACCGGCTGGATATAGGCCCATCCCTGAGGCACCCAACGTGTGCGCAGGTATTCGCGTCGCCGCTGTGCATAGTCGTCCAGCTTAAGGCGTTCGGCCAACACCGCCATGTCCATCCAGGCTGCGCGCACCGGCCGGCACAGCTGGTGGACGTACACGCCAAATTGCAGCTGCTCCAGGCGCCGCCGGAATTCGTTGAGCACGACCCGCAGCGCCCTGTCGTTGACCTCGCGCATGTCGCCGGTGAGGATCTCGTAAGGCGTGCCAGTGCCGGCCGCAGATGCCATCAATTGCTGTCGCATAAAGTCCGGGTAGTTGTTGCCTGCGTCCGGCGGCTTGGAAAACTCCACCTCTTCGCCCGGCGCCAGTTCCTGCATGGTGCCGGGCTCCAGGGCTACCATAGGGGTAAAGCCGTCGCGGTCTGCGTTGACGGGCTGGCCCGTGAGCATATCCAGAGGTACTCCTCTAGACTCGGGCGGCGGCCGGGAGATAAACCCGGCAAACAGGTTGGCCACCTCCTGACGAAACAGCACCGCGTCGTCGTAGTTGTCCAGGCTGCGCAAGCGCTTGAGCACCGGCGCCAAACGCGGCACGCCGCGCAACTGGCCCGGCTCGACGGGTTCAAAGATATGCAGCACCTGCTCGGCCGGTATCCGCACCAGCTGGTTGTATCCGGCGTTCAGCGACGAGGCATCGCGAGGGTGTACCCGGTACATGTGATATGCCACGCGCTGGTGAGCCGGGTTGAACTCGATCCCGGCGCGAATGCTGTTGCCGTTTTTAGCCGTTTCAAACTTGTCGTGGGGCACAAACTCGGGGGCCAGTACCTGGAGCTGCAGCGGCACCGCCAGATTTTCGTCCAGGCTGCGTGGCCGCAAGCGCAAAAAGCATTCACCGGCCGTTTCCACGGTGCGGGCAATCAATGCCTGTTGGCCGTAGAAGTCGGTCAGCCCATCGGCGTCCGACTCGTCCACCCAGTCCCCCCACAGCTCCTGCTGAATTTTGCGCAGGGCATCGTCTTCGATCTTGGGACGGGGGGTGATGCCGGTACCGATCAGGTTGCTGACACGTTTGTCGATGACGTTAAAGGCGTAGGGATCATTGCGTACCGCCGCCCGCGAGCGAGCCCGCAGGTTGCGCAAGGCCGGGGTGGTGATGCTGTTGATACCGATATCGGGCGCGTCCCAACTGGCCGAACGCCTGCCCTCTCCGGCCCCTTCGTAACTGGCTTTGATCCGCTCCGGTAGCAAGAAGCCGTTGCGGGTAAGCGTCGGGTATTGGCGAGCCATCAGAGTCCCTTGCCCCCGTGGTAAAGCCGCAATACCCGGGGGCGTGGCCCAGAGGCGTTAGAAAGCGACGTGCGAATTTCATCACGGGCCTTGAGCAACTCATCCACCGTGCGGTACTCCACGGTACGGTCGGCATAGCGCACGGTTTTTTCGCCGCGTGCGATGGCCGACTCAACCGCGTCGAGGTGCTTTTGGGTAAAGGACATAGGTCAGCGTCTCTTGAGATAGCCGCTGCTGGAGCTGCGACGTTGAGGGGGAGCAATCGGGCGCTGCTGAGCAACCGCAGGCGCAGCTTGCGGAGCGGGTTTCGACTGCCTAGCGGCAACCGGTTCAGGTGTTTCGTGTTCTTCGTCAGGCTGGTCTGGCACAGGTTTTGTGACCGGCACATCATCAAACAAACCGGCTTGAGCCAAAGCCTGCCGCACTCGCTCCCAGTCATGTTCCTGATAACGATTGATGCCCAGGTAATGGGCCATCGCCAGGCAGTACACCATCAGGTCGAGGGCTTCGTTGCGCTCCCCCTTGCCCTTGACCCACTCGATTCGCTGATGGCCCCTGATGTATCGGGCAACCTTGCGCTCTACCACGCACTGGGCAAAGAACTCGTCCGGCAAATCGTTGGCGAAGTGAAGAGCACCTGGGCCGTCCTCGAACGGGTACCGGTTGTAAATCCAGTCTTTGGCGGTGTCGGTGCCGACAAACCACAGCTCGACGCCATTACGCTCTGTCTGTCCTTTCCAGGTCACATCCTGCATGGAAGGACGTTGAGCGATAATCGGCTTACCGGGTTTGCTCGCGCCTTTGATGGCGAAAATGTTTCGCCAACGACGAGCACGGCAGAACTGGTAAACCTCGTCGTGGTGGTGACCACCAGAGTCAATGGCTGTAGCCAGTATTGCCAGTCCGATCCCGCATGGGTGCCGATACCGAACTTTCAGCTTTTCATCCAGCACTGCCCAGGTACGCATGTCGGAGGGGTTGCCCCAGATAATCTGGTGATCAACTACCCAACGCTCCATACCAACACCGAAGCCCATGACCATCAATTCCAGGCGATTAGCCTGGACGTCAACGGAGCCGGTCAGCATCAGCACACCTGCTGGCATGCTTCCGAGGGTATAGGTTTCAAGCCTTGCCCGGGCAATGAGCACCTCGGCTTTGGTCTGCTCTAGTGCACTGTCCCAGACCTTTGCCAGACGGGTGTTGTAGAACACCTGCATCAAACCCATATAGCCACTTGCCTGGGCTTCTTTTGCCTCTTCGAACTCCTGAGCCAGCGAGCGCCAGGCCAACCAACCAAGAGGCGAGTAAAGCGCGTTGAGATGAAATCCGATGGTTTCACCGTCGCCAGTCGCATGGGATCGCCATTCACCACGAGCCAGCATCTGGCCCTTGTCGTGCTCTTCGATCAATACGTCACAGTCTGGCCCGGAGCACTCGTAATGCACCACGCTGTAATCTGCCGAGTAATGCAGGTTCTCCCATTCCAGGGTTTGCATATGGCCGCAGGACGGGCATGGCACGTAGTAGTAACGCTGGTCACTGGAGGCGAATAGATCCGCAATCCGGGAAGCGCCCTTGAACGTAGGCGAACTGGAAAAGTATATCTTGGCGTTGCGGCCAAAGTTGGTGGCGCGAGTTTCGGCCAACCTGATGGGATCACCTTCCTGACCCACATCGTCTTCCCAGCGGTCCACCTCATCACCGTAGATGTAACGGGCTGACAGCTCGGACAAGTTGGCGGCAGAACCGGCCGTGGTGACGTATAGCGAACCACCCACGAACTCTTTGGTGTCCAAAGTGTTGCGTGTATCGCGAGAACGATTTGCCGCCACACGCTCGCGAAGTGCGGGCGTGGCTTTGATGGTTTTACTGATCCGACCTGACACCCGTTTCGCCAGGCCCAGGCTGGGTAGCAGTGCCAGAATGTTGGACGGAGCCATGTGAATAAGGCCGCCCATCCAGTTCAACGCAATCTGGGTTTTCATCAGCTGCGAAGCCACCATCGTGATCACCCTTCTGCAAGGGTGAGCCGGGGACAGGCAGCGCATGGGTTCACGGGCATAGGGTGTTCGTGAGGTGTGGTACTTGCCCGGCTCCGGCGCACCAGTGTCACGCGGAATACGCATGTACTCATCGGCCCACTCGTCAATCCAGACATCCGGGTCGGGCCGAAGCCCACGGAAATACGCCTCACGGTACACCTCCGCACCGTCAGGATTTTCCGTTGGCATGGGTTTAACTCGTAGTCAGGGCGTGCTCAAGGTCAGAGGAAGACATACGTTCCGCATCCTCCAGCGAACGTCGAATAGCCGCTGTCAGATGTCGTTCGATGAGCCAGGGATCGGTCATTGCAGCCAACTCTGGCGCAATTTGAGGGGCCATCCCCAGTAACTGATCCCGTAGCAACCGACCAGCATCGAAGGCACTGGATTCCACGGCTTCCCGGTCCACCAAAGAGCCTTGCTGTTTGCGGAAATTAACCTGCTCCTGAAGGGCAAGGTAATGCTCCCGTAGGGCGCGAGACTTCTGAAAATCTATTGTCTGCCCAACTTGCGGCACCGCAGGTTCTTCGACGGCTGTTTTAGCTTCCCGTTGAAGGCGCTGCCGGTTGTGATGTTCCGCGACAGCGGCCTTGCTGGGATCAGCCGACTCGGCCAGCAAGACTTCAGTGGCTTCAAGGTCAACCTTGCCTTCGTCGGTCAGCACCAGGCGATCCTGACTGGCCAACTTGGAAACGTAGGATTTAGCCCACCCCCGTCTCGCCGCAAACTCGGTCTTGGTGATTATCGTCATGATGAAGACACTCTGTTCACCTAATGAATACGGGGGTTCACCTGTTCACCCCAGTTCACTAAGTTGGTGAACTGTCCGCTAACGCTTTCCCGCGGGTTTTCTGCCCCGTACCCCCCGAAAACCGCCAGGGTCCCCGGCACTCCTGGAGCACACGAGGATTAATCAGAGCGGTCAGTTGGGTTGGTCGCTTCGAAAATCCCTAGGCGCTTGGCTGCCCAGCGCTCGTAAAGACTGATGGCAACATCTGCGCCGGCCATTGCCGTAAGGCAACCCACCGCCGATGAAGCCCAGATCGAAACGCCGTTGACGTGCAGCAGCATCATTGCCGACAAGCCGCATCCTACGCAGGCACCTGAGCGCAGCGCCAAGCGCCGCATAAGTGACCAGCCCCGGGCACCATCTTTGTCCGCCCGCCACATCTCACCCGACACGCCGCCAATCAAGGACAGCGCGAGCAGCAACCAAATCGGCATATCAGCTAATGCTTGTTGTTCGTTCGTCATCGCCCTACCCCTTAAACGCAAAAACCCGGCGCAAAGGGCCGGGTTTAGTGGTGGGTGACTGCCGCTCTTTGCGGTCGCACCTATCGAAGATGACTACTTTTTACAGGTGGATTCCGGTGGCCGCAAGCTAGTTTTAATGCCATCAAACAATACGGGTAATACATGGGTGTAATGCAGGTACAACAGAGGGCCATTACACTTAATCGGCTATCGCTTTTAATGCCTCGTCCCATTCGTCCCATAGGTTAAAACTTAGATGGGACAGCTGAGAACCCCGAAAATAAAGGTCTATCCCCACTGTCCCAGTATTTTTTACTTTCTACGTGTATAGAAGGAATATTAAAAAGCACGCGTGCGCGAAGCGCGTATACACATTCGCGCTACGCTCACACGCACGGGAATGCTGCATTGGATGGGACTATGGGACAAAGCGCAAATTACGCGGCCTGTGGCTGCCCCATCGACTGGAGTGACTATGGGACCAAGTGGGACTGAGACAACTTCAAGGGCATTACAAACATGTTTCATGCGGCCTTCCCCATCAGTAAGCCTGCGATGCACAAATGTGCGTCATGCAAGCGCTGGTAATATGTGTCACGACTACAGCCGCAGTGGGTGTACTTCTGCGACAGGAAACTTTCATGATTGCAGTAGTGTTCGCGTACGACAAGCGACAGCTGCTCCGGCAAATGTTTTTGCACAATCAGCTCGATATCTGCCTACTCGTCCAACAACACACGGCTGCCGCGAGTCCCTCGTATCAACTCACCCTTGCACTCCATCAGCATCGCAATCATGTTGCCGCCGCTGGACACACCACAACTCAACTCTGACGGAGAGTGCAGATCCTGCGCCCATAGCTTAAGCATCTCATCGATTCTCTTAATCAAAGCAAGGCTCCTCGACTTCAACGCGCTGTAGCTCACCGGAGCGCCCCCACCCGTTTGGTTTTTGGTAGGCCCAAGGACGCTTACCACTTTTTGGTAAGGCTGACATGCGTACACGTCGCCAACCGAGGCGATGCATGATTGACCCCACGCGAATTTGTTCGGGCTTACCCCAGTGCCCGTAATCCAGCTTGAGCGCCTGACTCAACACGTCGCTTCCTGAAGTAGTTTCTCCAATCTGCGACTCTTCCAGCCAGGTCAGAATTGGCCCTTCCCACTCATCGACAACAAAGCGCAGATCCTGGGCTTCAGCGAACATCGGGGCTTCATCAGGTGTTACCCACCAAATGTCACCTGCCTTAAAACAGAAAACCGCTTCTGCCCAGAGCTGGTCGCGAATTTCTCGGAGTTTCTCAAGGTCGACCTTAGTGCAAGCCACCGGCCAATACCGGCGGTTACCGGTAGCGTCCTTGAGGTATTCGTCCTGATTGGTCGTACCGACGAAAACACACTGTCGTGGTACGTCATTTGTTCTGCGTCCATAGCTTTCGCGATAGGTATCGGTAGACGCGGAGAAGAACTGTTTTGCCTTAGTGCTTTCAGCTTTGTTGAAACTGTCCAGTTCGCCCAATTCGACGATCCATTTGCCGCGAATAGCCTGGAAACCGTCCTTGTCGCCCAATGCGAACGGAGTGTCCATAAACCACACGCCACCAAGGATGCTCATGGCAGTCGATTTACCGGCGCCCTGGGCGCCTTCAAGAATCATCACCGAGTCTGCCTTGCATCCGGGCTTCATAACCCGTGCAATCGCCGAAAGCATCCAGCGCTTACCTACCTTGGCGGTGTAATCGCTAAACTGAACACCCATGACGTCAGTCAACCAGGTTTCTAACCGTGGTACACGATCCCACTCAAGTTTTCCCAGGTACTCACGCACCGGGTGAAAAGCGTGGTCATGAGCAACCACACTGACAGCCTCTATGACATGAGAAACTTTGACCCGCAGGTTATATTGCTGCCCTAGCCACTTCAGTACTCGCATATCATCAATGTCAGCCCAATCGCCCGTGCCCCCACCATATGGCGCAGTCCGCAGCTTGACGATTTTGGAGCTGAAAGCGCTGTAACTAATGACGCCCGTCCAACGCTCATCGTTACCAAGGATCAGTTCGACATTTTGCATGTGGGCGATCAGGGAGCCGTTTTCAGTGCGCGCAAGACGGTCTTTCCACCCACCCGCTGCCGGTGGTTTTACCACTGCCAGTACTTGACGGCGGACAGCCTCTAAACCTTCGGAACAATGCAGGTCGTTGAAATCGGTCCACTTAATCTCGCGCTCTCCCGAAAAGACCGGCCCAACTACCTGCCCACCTACAATTAAAGCGGCGTTGCTTCCTTTTTCTTCACCGGGATTCCAAGGCTCGCCATTGTGGCGCTTGGTTTTCCAATCATCGTCTCGACAAACGATCAAGGCGCGGCCAGGGAACCGGTCACGCATAACCTTGGCTACCTCTCGAAGATTGCCCGCATCAAAGGCAATGGCAACCGTTAAAGAGGTCGCCATATGCAGACTTGCACCAGTCGCGTAACCCTCACATACCAATACCGGTTCGCCCGGCTCCGGGTGTGGGCCTATTAAGTGAAAAGCCCCCTCTTTTGACATCCCGTACGGCCAATATGACTTGTCGCGCCCCGTATCGGCTTGTTTTTCCGGGAAAATAACCTGCAAACCAACAATCTGATCCCGCACGTTATACATCGGCACCAACACCGCGCCAGAACGTGGCGCATACCGCACGCCAAAACCGATAATTTGCTTTCGATCAAGGTAAGCGCAGCGGCCCTTCTCAGGCATGCGTTGAAACAAACCAAAAGCACGATTGGCAGCCCGGCGTGCAGCATTGGCTGCAATCTCTGCTGCTCGACGCTTTCCGTCTTCTTGCCGAGCACGCATAACGTCGCGCTCTTCCTGGCTCATGCGTCCAGCTTTGACCTTTATTTTGTTGCTGACGCCAGAACGCCAATCACCGAAACTGCCGAAAATCAGCGTCTCGTTTTTCTCTGTAAGATATTCATAAATCACGTACCAACCGTTTTTCTCTTTCCCTTTGTCCTGCGCGGTCTTACAGCGGGTCAACTTGCCATAAATCAGAGGCTGTTGAGGTTCAAGGCCGTGCTCTTCGAATTGAGCAAGTACGTCATCGAGCATGTCGGGCCCCTACCATTTCGTTCAATTCTTGGCAGCCGGTACAGCGCATACAATTGGTAACCGCTAACCGTCGCGCTGGCGGAATTGCCGATCCGCAATCCACACAGAACTCGTAAGAATCAAATACCGGCTCGGCTTTACGCGCAGCCAGCGCCTGACCGATTCGCTCTAGCACCAGGTCGTTAGCAAAATCAACGATATCAGGCATGATCAGCACCCCTAGTGGTTGAGTTGACATAGGTGGCCCGGTTAAGCAAACCCAGCAAACCCTGAATTCCACGAAACACCTGCAGGCGGATTTCAGCCAACTCGTTGGCGCTAACCACGCCATCACCAATGCTTTTGGCCCAGGTATCTGCCAGGTCGGCGACCTGCCGGAAATATACTGCGAGGCCAATGGTTAGCGTCTCTGGCATGTCATCTGTATATGCCTCTGCCAGTTCCTGCCAGATGGTGTCGCCCACCAGAGCGTGCACCGCATCAAGGATGCGGCGGTCTTTGGTCAGCTCCAGAATATTGGCAAACTCACGAACATTGACCACATGCCCCAGATGGTTCGGGTCAAGTTTATGTTGCAGAGTGGTGGGATTTCGGTTTGTAGCAGCGGCTATGGCTGCAGCACCACCAGGGTAATCGCGTGCAGCGTGATACAGCGCCACATCGAGCGTCAGAACCTCCTGACGCGCTCGCTGGGTACAACTCAGAGCAATACGGCTCATGGCATTAATCCTTTTATGTTGCCAGTGCCCCGCGACCTGTAGTGGTGGTACATTTGCCGCGTGGCTTGAATAGGCCCAAAAAGCCGGTCTAGATTCTTAAGATCAAAACCGGCACCGTGCCGAGGCGAACGATCCGTTGCTCACCTCTGGCGCTACAGCTGCCAAATCTGTGGTGGAGAAGGCAGCAACCCAAAGCTTCCGAGCTTTGGAAAGCGCGGATCAAGGGAGGTGGAATTGCATGTGGTGTGCCCGCCGACCTTTACCGCGACCCGACGACACTGTGGTGGTGTGTGCCGGGAGGAACTGGGCGGCCTTCGGGTCGCCCTTTTTCTTGCTTTTTCACGCAGCCTGGAATGAAGCATCCAAAGTTGGCGGAAAAATTTCGTCCAGCGTGCACTTCACTCCAAGCCTGTTAAACGCATCCACTATTGCTCGGCACTCAGCTAAGCCTGCGGTACGTCGACCAGCTTCATAGTTGCTTACTCGCGTCTGTGTCCAACCCAACGCAGTAACCAACTCAATCTGCTTGATACGAGACTTTTCTCTTTGCTCTGCAATGCGGTTCATGGTGTTTCTCCAATGACTCGCCGCCATATTAAGCACGATACGTGAAGTTTTCAACACGTAAAGTGAGAAAATAATATTTCAGTTCGTGGTAAAAAAAACACATGAACACACTAGGTCAACGCATTAAACAGCTTAGAAAGGCCAAGGGACTGAGCCAGCAAGCCCTTGCCTTCGCTTGCGGGTGGGAATCCCAGTCGCGCATCGGTAACTACGAGAAAGGAACCAGGCAGCCAAATCTGGATGACCTGGAGAAATTAGCTCATGTACTTGGCATCTCCCTCCCCGACCTTCTGGCCGGGAGGGATCGCTCTGAACTCGAAACACTGCCAGACGACATTCAAGGCCGCATCCGCGCCGAGGATCGCCAAGTTGGCAACTGGGGCCGCTCAGGTGACATGGATCAATCCATAACCAGCAGCGTAGGCTGGGCAAAAAAGGGGGTAGTTCCAGTGGCCGGGAACGCTCATCTAGGTAAAGAGGGATACTTTGAAGTCGCAGAATTTCCTCCTGAGCAGCGTAAGGGATGTATAAAGATACACAGCGATGACCCTGATGCTTTTGGCCTTAGAGTCATGGGCGACAGCCTGCTCCCTCGAATAAAGAATGGGGAGTTTGTCCTGATCGAACCCAACAAACCTTTCCTCAGTGGCGATGAAGTCATGGTTAGGACCAAGTCAGGCCAAACCATGATTAGAGAATTCATTTATTTGCGTGACGGGATGTACAGACTGGATAGCTTAAATGCAGAGCCCGTCCCTCTCCATATCGCGCAAAGTGATGTAGAAGAAATTTACCTCGTAGGAGGAATATTGAAATCCTCAAGGTTTCTACACTCCGCCTCAGAAATTTAATCACGATTTGAATTGACAAGAATAAGCACGTTGCGTGATATTTGCCTCACTCTTCACCACAGAGCGAGGCAAGACCATGCACGCCACAGCAACCCTGCACATCCATCCCGCACTAGCTAGCCCAACGCGGATTTTCGAAATCCGCCGTCTGGCTCAGGAACATGGCTGCACTTTTATCGCGGCCAAACCCAAACCCAAAACTCACCACAAGCCTGCCCCCTTCAACCCCGACAACGGAGGGCATGCAGCATGAACCGGTTTGCTTTGGCTGATAAAACCCTTCGCCTGCTGGCAGCACAGGTCAATTTGAACGGCACGTTTCACCACACGTGCAGCTTCAAAAACACCAACCTTCCGTTGATCTTCGTGCTGCAGGTTGAGCGCAGTTCCTCCAGCACGCTTTTCACCATTGTTACCGGCGACGAGAAGCACAGCCTGACGGTGAACGACGTCGACAAAGACAAGCACCTGATGCTTGCAGACTTTATTGAATCTATCGCCAATGGCCGCATGGACACTGCCGAACCCGCAACACCGCGCGTGCGTGCTGAATCTGTCGAACGCGGTCAGCTACTGGATGCCAATCAACAAGATCAGCTGCACCAACTGGTGCGCAAGGGCGGCTCGTTGCTGCTCGACGTAGGTTTGGATGAGGCAGTGAGTTTGGCAGTGCATCGCACGCAGAGCCGTAAAGGCATCACAGCGATTCTGGTCGCCGGCGACAGCTGCCCGCGCACTCAGTGCTTTACGGCTTATGGTGACGATCAGCACAGCTTCAACCGGCTGCTGCAGTCGCTCGATCACTTGGCCACGTCGGAAGCTGCTGCCGCGCTTGCTGCTTAGGAGGTGATATGGAACGCACCCTCGCCAAAGCCGCCGCCTGCCTGGGCACTACACGACCAAAACTGATCAAGTTAATGCGCGAAAAAGGCCTGCTTAACGAACGAAACTTACCGACCTTCCCGGTTCGGGATCGCGAGTATTTGCGGGTCAAGGACAGCAACTGGTTCCACGCTGAATTCGGAATGCAGTACAGCCAATCAACCCGGATACGCCAATCCGGAATTGTATGGCTAGCCGAGCAACTGGGCCTACCAATTCCACCTATCCCGGCCGACCACCGTGACGTGGCCTAGGGAATACGCCCGACAGATCGTAGCAATGCGCACACGCGAGGAGCGCAATGCTGCGCTCCTTGAAGTGCCCGAGCATTTGCGAGAACTGACCAAATGTCACTGCTTGAATGCCTGGAACCATCCAAAGCGGATAAAAGACCATGAACCACAACCTGATTGATATGCAGATTCTCGAATTGCTGCGAATACCCGCCAACCAACGCACCCAAGAACGTGTTGCCTTTGCTCTGACAGCAATTGCTCAAGCCGCAGAATCGAGAGCGCCGGTCGTCCCCCAACTGGAGCAGTCCGCGAAGACAACAATGCAGCAGGAACAAATCAAACTTGCAGCGCTTACCGAATTTCTCAGGCAAGAACTGGGCTTTGACTACTGCAGTGTAACGCTTGACATTAATCAAGATAACTACAAACAGAATGACTCTCTCACTACCTTCATAGGCTCTGACGAGGGCGACAACTTCATGGTCGGTAGAGGTCTCAACGCAGAAAGTGCCCTACGAGACCTTCACACTATTGCCAAACCCAAGAAGGCAATATGAAAGACATCAATCAAGCCCCTCTACGCCTTCTGCCAGCACCTGACGCCTCCACGGTCGAGATGCTGCACCGCCTCTTCGGAGACGTACTTATCCCTCTGGATAAGCTGCGCGTGCATTACTTCAAAAATCTGAACGAAAAAACGTTCACCGAGGCCATCAACAGCGGGCGGATTCCGCTGCCGGTGACCACTCTGGACTACAGCACCAAGGCACTGCGGTACGCACATATCAAGCACGTTGCGGCATTGATCGACATACGGGCCTACAAGGCCGATGAAGACATGCCTCGACCACAAATCGAAGCCCAGGAGCCCTGACGTGTCACTCATCAAACGATGTAGGGAATGTCACACAGCGTTGAGTGAAGGCAGTAAAACTACGCGCCTTTGCGATGAACACAAGATTCTTGCCGCCGACTACAGGCGTTATGACGCCTTGCGTGAAGAAGGTTACCCACAGTACCAAGCGAAGCTGATGTCCGGCTTGGCTGATCCACCCGAACCACACAACGAATAAGTTTCTACACACCGGCTGCCGCCACCAGCCACATAAAACCAGGAGCACACCACATGACTGCAATTCAAGTTTGCGCACTGATTGGCATTGTCCTCGGAGCCGCCCTCATCTACTGGACTGGATATCGAGGCGGTCTAACTGATGGGCGACTAAATGGTTTCGACGAAGGCAAGAATACTGAGCGAGCCAACAGCGCCAAGAGCATTAGCGATCTAAAAGCCAGCTTGGTACTCATCCGTAACGACAAAAAGTATATGGATCAGTTTTGCCAAAAACTTAAAACAAGCCAAATGCTTAGTCCTGATAATCACCAAACACTTCTCGCCATAGCAGAAACACTCAGACTCGCAGCAGACACATTTACTGCTCTGAACTCACATACCAAAGCGACAAGAGCACTCGTTCTGCACCAAAAAGCACTGAGTATGGCTGCCCTTCTTGAATCGCTCTCGCAGGAGGATGCGGCATGAACTACATCCTCACCCAAAATGGGAAGCGCTTTGATTTGTTTGAACCCGATGTCTGCATGATTGACTCAAGGGACATCTCACATTCACTGGCGCACCTGTGCCGTTTTAACGGTCACACCCGAGAGTTTTACAGCGTGGCCCAACACTCCTGCATCGTCGCGGATCTAGTACCTGAAGAGCACAAACTCGCCGCATTGCTTCACGATGCAACCGAGGCTTACATTGGGGACATGACACGACCGCTCAAAAAGCGGATGGATGCTTACCAAGTCTTAGAGAACCGGATATGGCAACAAATCTGTGCCCGTTTTGACATTTCCCAACAACTCCACGCCTGCATTCACAATGCCGATCTAATCGCATTGGCCACCGAACGCCGCGATCTTATGCCAACCGATCCGGTTATCTGGGATTGCTTGATAGGCATAGAACCCGCACTCGAAACCATTCGGCCCTGGCCAGCAGCCGAAGCCCGCAACACCTACCACCAGCGCTTGATGGATCAACTTGCTATCGAACACCAGAGGAAAGCGGCATGAGGACCATCCCGTTCGCCGCCGGAGCCTTGCCCGCGTTGCTCCGCTCTACTGGTGGTATCGCCACACTAAAAACAAACAACCTCTGCTGCTCAGCAGCAGGCATTACTGCTCTTCCCCAAGCCGCTACCGGGGCACTTATACCCCACGAAAAGCTGCGCGAGGCAGCGCTCAATAATGCCACGCTTAACGCTCAGGAAGCGCTGCCCGCGCAGCCTGTCGTGGGGTATACGCACACCTCAGGAAATGTTGAGTGCCTGCCACAAGAAAAGGACAACCAGGCCAAGCTGGCAAGGGGTGATGTATGACCTCATTCAAACAACAGCCTTTCGACTTCAAAACCCAGTACGGCCTTGGCTTCAACCAGCAGGACGACGAGATCGTCGTGGACTTCTTCTGCGGCGGTGGCGGCGCCGGTACCGGGCTGGAAATGGGTCTTGGTCGCGCTGTAACCGTCGCCAAAAATCACAGCCCTGCGGCTATCAGCATGCATACGGTCAACCACCCACATGCGAAGCACTTCACCACTGACGTGTTTGAGGGTGACCCTGATACCGAATGCGGTGGCCGGGCCGTGGGCTGGTTCCATATGTCGCCGGACTGCACTCACCACAGCCAGGCAGCCGGTGGGCAACCCCGCAAGCGTGAGATTCGTAACCTATCGTGGATCGGCTTGAAGTGGGCAGGCATGAAGCAACCCCGAGTGATCAGCCTGGAGAACGTGAAGCAGATCCTTCAATGGGGGCCGCTGGTGGCCAAGCGCTGCAAGTCGACCGGTCGCGTCATCAAGCTGGGTGGCGGGATTGCCGAACCAGGTGAAGTGGTGCCTGTCAGCGAGCAGTTTCTGGTACCCGACCCTAAGCGCCGAGGTCAGACTTGGGCTGTGTTTATCGCTGAGCTGCAGCGCCTGGGCTATACCGTCGAATGGCGGGTGATCAAGGCTTGCGACTTCGGAGCCCCCACCAGTCGGGAACGCCTGTTCATGATTGCCCGCTGCGATGGCCAGCCCATCGTGTGGCCCGAAGCAACCCACGCCAAGAACCCGGCCAAGGGTCAGCAGAAGTGGCGCACCGCCGCCGAGTGCATTGACTGGACCATCCCGAGCAAAAGCATCTTTGGCCGTAAAAAGGATCTTGCCCCGGCCACCCTGCGCCGTGTTGCCAAGGGTATGCGCAAGTTTGTACTCGATGCCGTAAACCCTTTTATCGTGCCGATCGCTAACTGGTCCGGGGAAAGCGTGCAGTCTGCGGACAAGCCACTGCGCACCGTGACCTCATGGCCCCGTGGTGGATCGTTTGCAATGGCCAGCCCGATCATTGCGCCGGCCACTCACCAGGGCGGTGACCGTATAAATGACCCAGGCGCCCCGCTGCCGACAATCACTTGCGCGAATCGTGGTGAGTTGACACTGATCAGCCCAACGCTGATACAAACCGGTTACGGGGAGCGAGTTGGTCAGGAACCGCGTGTACCTGGCCTGGATCAGCCGCTGGGTACAGTTGTCGCAGGCGGTGTAAAGCATGCGCTCGCTTCGGCATACATAGTTCAGGCTGGCCACGGAGAGGGATCCGGCAAAAACAGGCGCCGTAGTCATGGGGCGAACGATAACTGCGGCCCTATCGGCACTGTTACCGCCAGCAGTGGCGGTCAGTCCATCGCTACAGTATTCATGGCCCAAATGAATGGCGGTTTCAACATAACTGTCGCAAAAAGCATCAACGACCCGATGACAACCGTGACCAACACCGGCAGCCAGCAACAACTGGTCACCGCCAACCTGGTGCACTTGCGCGGCAACTGCGATGCACGGGACTTGAACGACCCGCTGCACACCATCAGCGCAGGCGGCACCCATCACGGGCTGATGACGGCATTCCTTGAGCGTCAGTTCGGCGCCAGTGTCGGCCAGGGCCTGGACGATCCGGCGCCCACTATTACGGCGGGCGGTGGAGGTAAAACTTCGCTGGTCGAGCTGCAGCTCTCGCCGGAGGTTGAAGCCGGTGCACTGCGTGTCGCGGCATTCTTGATCAGCTACTACAGCACCAGTGACGCATCTGACATTGCAGCACCGGCCCCAACCATTACCACCCACGACCGCCTAGCACTGGTCACCGTGACCATCAAGGGTACGCCGTATGTGATCGTCGATATTTGTCTGCGGATGTTGCAGCCGGCCGAGCTGTACAAGGCCCAAGGCTTCCCGGCCGACTACATCATCAGCCGCGGTGCTGACGGCAAGCCTTTCAACAAAACCCAGCAGGTCCACATGTGCGGGAACAGCGTCAGCCCGACGCCGATGGCTGCACTTGCCCGGGCAAATGACCCATGGCGCGCTGCACAGGCTTGTGCCGCATGAACAGACAAACTATCTCTCTTGCCCAGATGGTCGTGGTGGGTGGCGTGAAATGGCAGCTGTACCCGGTCGACTTCAAGACAGGCGAAGGCACATTCAGCGTCTACATCTACGCCCTCAACCGCGAACACGCGGCGGCAGTTCTCCTGGAGCTGAAAGAAACCGCCATCCTGCGCGACGGTGATTTAGTGGGCATCACACGTAGCGACGATCCACGGGGTAACTCATGAACCCAATCGCACAACTGGCGCTTGAGCGGGCTCGCGCATCCATTTCAACAAAGCCGGCAGTCTCAATCCAGGCTGCCCAACCGCTTCCTCAACTGGTCATCAGCGGCCCCATCAACTACGTCATGGAGCGAGAAGGCAGGGCCTTCGCGCTGGATGTAGTGAAGTCGCTCGGCTCTTCGATCCGCAACCCACTGGTGGTGGCCAACACCATCCGTAATCTGACAATGACCGCTACAGCCCAGCCATCGAGCTACGCCAGCGGGATCAGGCAGGTCATTGATCTGCTGAAGGAGGTTTCATGAGTAGCCAATACGATTCACGCACCGCCGATAAATTCGTGGTGCGCCTGCCTGATGGCCTGCGGGCTGAAATAGAAAGTGCTGCCTGTAGTCTCGATACCAGCATGAACACCGTGTTTGTCCGTGCCTTGCGCCAATACCTGGACGACCAGAATCGACAGCAACTGTTGCTGGATGCCTTGGTTCGGGCCGCAGAAAATAAACAGAGAACACAATGTGCCGCCCTTCAAAAGCGGCACATTGCGTCGCTGCATCAGCAAATCGCCGAACTTAGAGCCACCCAGCTCCAGGAAGAGCCAGTAGCGTGGCTGGATGGCCAACGTCTGTGGCATGCCGAAGAAATGAAAAATCTTGATTCAAATCCAACGAAGCGTGGATGTGAACCGCTCTATCGTAGTTCAACTGGACTTTTAAAGTCTTCAGGTGGGGATATGGGGAAGCACTCATGAACACACAATTTCTACTAATGGCTCAGTACGGTGGCCAGGCAATTATCCCACTTGAACGAGTATGCGCCGATTACTTCAGCCACCTGACACCCGAAAAAATGAAGATGAAGGTTGCTGCCGGCCTCATCGACTTGCCACTTGTCCCGATGGAGCGCAGCCAAAAGTCGGCACGAGGCGTTCACCTCAATGACCTGGCTGCTTATCTCGATAATCAGCACTCACGCGCTCGCACGGAACATGACAAGTTGATGCGCAACTCTAGCGTTCGCCGCGCCTCTTGATCCGCTTCTGGGCCTCAATAATGGGGCCCGAAATTACTCTCTCCAGCCACGGCCAGTTCTTATAGGGGTCGCCATCCCCTTTCAAGTGCGTATACCTGCGCATCGAATTCCAATCGCGATGGCCAGAGACAGACGCAACTTTCGGGATATCCCATCCCATTTCAAATAGGCGGCTGACCCCATCGTGACGAAGGTCGTGGAAGTGCAAGTCTTCGATTTCAAGAAAACGGCAGGCCCGGGTAAAGGCAGCTGAAACCGAACGGGAGTTGTAGGGGAAAATATCCTTGGCTACCCTGGGCATGGACATCATGATTCGCCACGCCTCATCCGGCACAAGGCACCAAACGTCATTGCCGTACTTCTGCCCCGGGTTTTTCATGTCGGTGACCAGGACCATCTTGCGGGCTTCATCGACCCCTTCCCATTTGATCCGTGTTATTTCTTCCTGCCTGCGCGTAGAGAAAAGGGCAAAGGCCGTAACACGAACCATATCAATTTCTTGCTTGCGCCTATCCCGCATTTGACTGAAGTACTCAAACAGCTTGTCCAGCTCTTCAAGCGTTGGGCGCCGGATCCTTTCCTTACTGCGAGTGACCGCCCCCATCTTGCGCAAAACCTTGCGTGCATCCGACATTGCCATAGGGTCGATATCGTACCCCCAGGCAGGCCGCGCCACTGCAAGTACCGCCCCTAAATGGGCCAGATCGTTACCCACCGTCTGCGCCTGAATACCGTCATTTTTCATACGACCATCTGCGTACTCAACCAGCTTTTGGCTAGATATCTCTTTGTCCTCCAGCTCCCCCAGCCAGGTTTCACTAATGGCTTTGAGCGTGGCGCGCTTTGTCTTACCCAGCGGCCTGAGCTTTTCGTATTCCAAAAGGTAGCGCTCGATCATCTCCTTGACCGTAACGCCAGACCTGTTGGCTTTCTCGATTGCCCCAGGAACTGCCATTTGTGTTTCGACACGTTTGATCCAGGCCAGGGCGGTCGCCTTGCGGTCGAACGTCTGGCTTTCCTGATAAACTGTGACGCCTTTCTGCATGATCCGGACCTGCGCGTTGTAAGCGACAGAGCCGTCCTTGCGCTTGCGAACGGTTATAGAGCCCAT